TCCAGCAAACCTTATATATTCTAAATCAGAGTCACCATACTTTGATGACATATACTATGTAGGAGAAGTTAAGTCTATACCTATTAATGAACTAATAAGAGAGTTTCCTAATTTAACTAGCGAAGATATAGAAGAAATATCTCAAAAAGGTCATTATAATAGAGGAGACAATAGAAACAGACGACAAACAAACGATAGAAATATTGTGCAGGTGTTGTATTTTAACTATAAGACATACAACAGCGAGGTATACAAGATAAAAACAACTGGCACGGGCGGACAGCGAGCTATACCAAAAACAGACAGATTTAATCCACCAAGTGATAAAACCGGGGACTTCACAAGAGAGTCTAAAAAAATAGAGGTTTTGTATGATGGCGTAATGGTCATGGGATGTGAAAAGTTACTTAGATGGGAATTAGCTAAAAACATGGTGCGCTCAAAGAGTGATTTTAACAAAGTTAAAATGAACTACAGTATTGTAGCTCCTAGAGTATACAACGGAAAAATTGAAAGTTTAGTAAGCAGAATAACAGGATTTGCTGATATGATTCAGCTTACTCATTTGAAGCTACAACAGATTATGTCTAAGATGGTTCCTGACGGAGTATATCTTGATGCAGATGGTTTAGCGGAAATTGACCTAGGCAATGGGACTAACTACAGTCCACAAGAAGCGCTTAATATGTTCTTTCAGACTGGTTCTGTTATAGGCCGAAGCTTCACATCCGAAGGTGATATGAACCCAGGTAAAGTACCTATTCAAGAAATCAACTCAAGCGGAAAAGGAGCTAAGCTCCAGTCGTTAATTCAAACTTACAACTATTACCTACAAATGATCCGTGACGTAACGGGTCTTAACGAGGCAAGAGATGGTAGTATGCCAGATAAAAACGCTTTAGTAGGTGTTCAAAAATTAGCAGCTGCTAATTCAAACACAGCTACGCGTCACATCTTACAGTCTGGATTATTACTAACAACCGAAACAGCGGAAAAACTATCTTTAAGAATATCTGATATTATAGAGTATTCTCCAACAAAGAAAGCATTTATAGAGGCTATTGGCCATCGTAATGTAGCTAAGTTAGAAGAACTTTCAGAACTACATCTTCACGATTTTGGTATATTTCTTGAATTAAGTCCAGACGAAGAGGAGAAGCAGTTGCTAGAAAACAATATTCAAATGTCATTACAGCAGAAAGGTATAGACCTTGAAGACGCTATTGATATTAGAAATGTTAAAAACCTTAAACTAGCTAATCAATTATTAAAAATAAGGCGTAAGAAAAAGCTTGAGAAAGAACAGCAGCAGCAAATGCAGAATATTCAAGCTCAAAGCCAATCTAATGCTCAAGCAGCTCAAGCAGCAGCTCAAACTGAAATGCAAAAGCAGCAAGCTATAACTCAAAGTAAGATACAGCTTGCTCAAGCAGAAGCTCAACTTGACGCTCAGAAAATGCAAATGGAGGTTGCTGCTAAAAAAGAGTTGATGATGATGGAGTTTCAGTTCAACATGCAGCTTAAGGGAAGTGAGGTTCAAGGACTAAAGAGCCGAGAGGAAGAAAAAGAAAATCGTAAAGACAAAAGAACAAAAATACAAGCCTCACAACAAAGCGAAATGATAGAGCAAAGAAAAAGCGGAAAACCGCCTAAAAACTTTGAATCTTCAGGTAATGATACTCTTGGAGGCGACTTTAATTTAGAGTCTTTTACGCCAAGATAAATTAAATAACTTTTATATTATATATTATGGAAAATGAAAACCAAACCGATCTTGAAGAAGTAATCAACGAGGTCAAAAACGAAGCACCTCAAGAAGAGGTTGTTGAAGAAGCTGCGCCTGAGCGCGATTTAAGTAAATTTCAAAGCAAAGATGACCCAGACGTCATTAAAATAGACTTAAGTGAACCAACAGAAACAGTAGATGACAATCAAACGGATCTCGAAGAGGTTATTACAGAAACTACACAAGAAGAGATCTCTGAAACAGAGGTACCAGCCCTTGAGGAAATTACCGATGAGGAAACTGTTACCGAAGAAGAAGTAATAGAAGCCCTTGACGCAAACGAAGAGTCAGGAAAAGCTATACCAGAAAACGTTCAAAAGTTAATGGACTTCATGGATGAAACAGGTGGAGATCTAGAAGACTATGTTAAGCTCAACAAAGACACTAGCGGTTTAAACGATCAAGAGGCTTTGCGAGAATACTACCAAAGAACTAAACCTCATTTAGACTCTGATGAAATAAGTTTTCTTATAGAAGACGGATTTTCATATGACGAGGATATAGATGATGATAGAGATATTAAACGAAAAAAATTGGCCCTCAAAGAGCAAGTTGCCGAGGCCAAGACCTACTTAGACGGGCAAAAGTCTAAATACTACGAAGAGATTAAAGCCGGAAGCAAGCTCACGGGTGAGCAGCAGAAAGCAATTGATTTCTTCAACCGATACAATAAAGAGTCAGAGCAGACTAATCAAGCTGTAAAACGTAGCAGCGATGTTTTTGAAAAAAAGACTAATAATCTTTTTAACGACAAGTTCAAAGGTTTTGAATACAACGTCGGAGAAAAAAAATATCGATTCAACGTTAAAGATGTGGATGGGGTAAAAGCAAAGCAAAGTGATATAAACAATCTTACGGCAAAGTTTGTCGACGAGAACAAAGCACTTAGCGACGCTAAAGGATACCACAAGGCATTATACACGGCTATGAATTCCGACGCAGTTGCTCAACACTTCTACGAACAAGGAAAAGCAGACGCACTGAAAGACAGTGTTAAGAAGTCGAAAAACATCGATATGGATCCAAGAGGATCTCATAGCGAGACGACTACTTCTGGTATGAAAGTTCGTGTGATGGGTGATGATTCTAGCTCTTTTAAGTTCAAGTTAAAAAATAAAAAATAACAATTAAAATTAAGAAAAAATGGCTTTAACACCAGGAGGCTTGTTAAACAAAGTTCCTGCTTCGCAGCAGCAAACTTTAGCAAGCAATTACATTGATTTCACGTCAGCTGACACAGCTGGTTGGGCTCAACAATATTTACCAGACCTTATGGAGAAAGAGGCTGAGGTATTCGGACAACGAACTATCTCAGGATTTCTTGCGCAAGTAGGAGCTGAAGAAGCGATGACAGCTGACCAAGTTATTTGGTCTGAGCAATCACGCTTACACTTATCATACGTAGGTACGATAGATTTAAATGGAGATACAAATGGTACTTTCACATGTGTAACTGACATTGACGGAAATGCATTGACTACCACTCACGGTATTCGCGTTAACGACATTGTAATTCTAGCAAGTGCTGGATATGTTTCAAAATGTTTAGTAGTAGAAGCTCCAGAATCATCTGTTGTTTCACTTGAACCTTATGGCGAAGCTGTTTTAACTAATCACTCTGAAGTTGCAAGTGCAGCTACATTATTAGTTGTTGGTTCTGAGTACGGAAAAGGACAGAGTTACAGTGACAACACTGGTACTCACAGTTCTGAGAGACGTACAGCTTTAACTCCAACGTTCAAGCAGTACAACAACAAGCCAATTATTATGAAGGATTACTACGAGATCTCTGGATCTGATGCTTCTGCTATTGGTTGGGTTGAAATATCTGGCGAAGATGGACAGAATGGTTACCTATGGTATCTAAAAGCTGAGGGCGATACTCGTGCTCGTTTTGGTGATTACTTAGAGATGGCTATGCTTGAGTCTGAAAAGACAGCGGCTGCTTCTGTTATTGGTTTTGCTGATAAGCAAATCCGTGGTTCTGCTGATGCTGGCACTAATGCTGGTACTGAAGGTTTATTCGCGGCTATTGAGTCTCGTGGAAACTTAACATCCGGCATAACTGGAGTTAACGCTGCTACTGACTTAGCTGAGTTTGATGCTATTCTAGCAGAGTTTGACAAGCAAGGTGCTATTGAAGAGAACATGATGTTTGTAAATAGAGCTACGTCTCTAGCTATGGATGACATGCTTGCTTCTATGAATTCTTACGGTGCTGGAGGTACTTCTTACGGAGTATTCGACAACAGCGAAGATATGGCGCTTAACTTAGGATTCTCTGGATTCCGCCGTGGATCTTACGACTTCTATAAGTCAGACATGCGTTACTTAAATGACAAGGCAACTCGTGGCGGTATTAACGATCGTGCTGGTAGCGCCGCTATTCGCGGGCTTATCGTCCCAGCTGGAACGTCTACTGTGTATGACCAACAGTTAGGTAAGAACCTTAAGCGTCCTTTCCTACACGTTCGTTACAGAGCTTCTGCTACTGATAATCGCAAGATGAAGACTTGGGTTACTGGTTCAGTTGGAGCTGCTACATCAGCGCTTGACGCAATGCAAATCCATTTCTTATCAGAAAGATGTTTAGTGACGCAAGGAGCTAACAACTTTATGTTAATGAAGTAAGATTATATATTTGGTGAAACTACCCTGCCTTCGGGTGGGGTAGTTTTATATTAATTTTTTATTATATTATATTATGGCTAAAAAGCAAACAAAAAAAGTAGAGGTCGAAGAACCCTACGTAGAAGAGACAGTTATGGTTGAAGAAGCTCCTAAAGAGATTTATGTAGAGCCCAAACCAAAACGAGTTGAAAAAAAGAACAAAGTATTAAATGATGGGTGGGAGCTTAAAGATAGAATATACAGACTTCAAGGAAGCAAACGTCCTTTGTCAAGATCTATCAAAGGAGCAAACATACATTGGTTTGACGAAGAGCAAGGTTATGAAAGAGAGTTGAAATACTGCTCCAATCAAAAAACCGTCTTTGTAGATGAAATGAAAGGTGATCACAGACTTGAGCATATTGTCTTTAGAAGCGGCATGCTAGTGGTGGAGAAAGAAAAGGTTGTTTTACAAAAACTACTTTCTTTGTATCACCCAGATAGAGACACTATGTTTTACGAAGAAAAACCAGTTGAAACGGCTAGAGGTCAAATAGCTTGGCTAGAGATGGAGATAGATGCTTTAAACGCAGCACAAAGTCTAGACATTGATATGGCAGAAGCTGTCATGAGGGTAGAGATTGGTTCTAAGGTATCAGAGATGAGTTCTAAGGAGCTTAAACGAGATCTGTTGTTATACGCTAAAAGAAACCCTGAACTGTTTCTAGAGCTTGTTAATGACGACAATGTTGTTCTTAGAAACTTTGGTATTAAAGCTACAGAGATGGGTATTATCAAACTATCCTCTGA